GTTTACTACTGGCGGGAACTACTAACTTCCTTAACACATTACACAACACAAACACACATATAATACAACAGCGAACGCGAACTGGTACAGCATTGAGGTTGGGACGTCGACCGTAATCGGTCAATTCTGCCCTACCACAACCTGCGACCAGTATCTACACGCGGAGTCGCCTTGTGCTCCTCGATAAAAACACCAGGGGCACGCTCCTCCTCAATCTCAAGCAATCGGTTACGCAACTCAAAGAGTTGTTCATCAATTGACATGGGAATGTGAGGATTGCGCATGGTGAAATTAGGAGGAACAGGAAACACAAACAAGTCCAAATTGGTAATGGTACTGGGTATAGTAGAAGTATTGTACTGTATACCCTGTGGACCAGAACCAATTGACAAATCAACATCGACAGCGGTTAATACGGCAATACCAAGGCAACTAATACCATTGGTAATATAGGTTTCGGCAACTGAGCCGGCACCTAAGGAAAATATGGCAGCAGGGGTAACCCCCTGTTGATACGTTGATGGATTAACAAGGATAGTGGCAGCAGTACCAACAGCCTGTAACATAATGATATAACGACCAGAAGTGTTAAACAGGATATTGTTTGGGACGGAAGGGTTAAATTTAATTGTAGTGGACCCGACCCCCTTAGCTACTACCTTACTACCAGGTAAACCCAACTCACCAAAGAGTGCTGCAGCAGTAGGACGAACTAATGAAGGATTAAGAGTGGAATTAAATTGATAATGTACGGCAGATACTGAAGTGGTGGAAGTTGGTAATCTAGGTTTTAACAACTCGTATTGGTACGAGGCCCAGAGTTCACCAATCTTCCCACCATTCGCAGGCATACCGGAAGTAGCAATTTGAAAATTCCCCAAATCATTGAATCGCAAATCATTGTCGCCAACTGATGTTGAGCGCACATACAACTCACGAACTGGGAGTGTGACAGGGTCACACTCCACAGGGTGAATTGCGTTCTCATAAGGAGAACAACTGGTGACATACGTATAATTTTCCATCGTACGCTTGTCGGTAAATGCAGGTTCAAGAACATTGTAGTTAGTGGCCATAATGACAACACCTGCTTGTTGGTTTGTGGACGTGGATATGGCTGTGGTTGATGTAGACTTATATTCGAATATTATCCCTAAAGGACGATACTGCGTGAAACTGGGACCGATGTTAGATACCCAAGGATGTGTGAGTGACAAACCAGGGTTAATCGGAAATACTTGATTAACAAAACTGGTAGTGGACACAATATCCTGGATAAATTCACGGTGAGTTACAATTGTTCCACCAGCAGAATTTGAAAATGCTGGGGGATCATTGGGGGAGGTGGAATTAGCTTTTGAATAGAGTGAATTCTTCTTAACAGTGTATTCACCCAACCCAAAGAGTTTTTCAAGCCAACCACCAGCCTTAGATCCCAACCATGAACCAGCTTTGGAAGCAACATCAGTAACATAACCCCCCTTGCCGGTGATCTTTCGACCACCGGGTTGGGCAGGAGCCATCTTCAGAATTTTCATCTTACTAGGGCCCTTGCGTTTGGGGTGTTTCTTATGTTGTTTTGGAGGTCCAGGGTTTGGTTCAACGCCGTATCGCGTCAAGTCAACCACAGGAGCTTTCTTAGGAGAACACAGCAATATGCCTGATGCCCTACCAGGTGTAGTATGGTATTTACACATGGAGGGGTACAGACACTTACGATGTTTACGTCGAATAGCTTTCCTGTTTCTAGGAGTTAAAGTGTGTGAAGTGTAAGTTTGTGATAATGTGAGAGGGGACATGTTACAATTTTAGTAGCGGTGCAAGTAAACTGATTATGAAGACTTTATCAGAAAATCGTAGGCGGGCCCCCAAGGTATACCCGCCACTTACACCGTAAGGTCCTGGCTTAGACCTTTGCATGTGAAAATTTGCATTTATCACCCCAACTACAGGTGTTCGATGCAAAATGCCTACACATGCCTACTTTCACAGAGTCGATCACTCTAATGGTATGCCCTTTACCACCAGATTTGTCTTGTTCTTTCGGTTTCTTCGACAGAATATCACCATTAATAACAACATCGACTTTTTGAGGTTCACTCGCATATTGTAACACATCAGCAAATAACGGGGGAGCTAGCACATTGGCCTTACCCTCATATACTTGCTTAAGCCAACCCTGAAATTTAAGCATGTTAAATGTGGGAATCTCACGCAGAAGCACATCGTCCATCCAACCGTTATCATTCTCGTTTGGAAATTGGACGTCCTTGGGGCAGTGGGAAAAGTAACTTCCTACCTTCTGACGTATTCTTTGATTCTCAACATTACCTACTATATATTCAGGATACCGCTCTATCACTAATCGCGCCAAATCTCCAATGACGGGTGTGTTGCCGTCAGTGAGACTATATGAAAATAATTTAACAGCGAATTTGTGGAGCGGGGTTACTTTGCCTTGTAAGTGGACCGTGGTATGGATTTTAGATAGCTGACGCTTTATGTCGCACATGGACGAGGGGTCACCATTCCATACCCCAGGCCCGTATTCACGACTAAGCATCTGAACACCAGATTCATTCCTTAAAACCTTGTCAACCTCCAGTAACTGACCGATGGATGCTGTGACCGACGTGAATATTTTCTCATCTAAGTCAGCTGTGCACCCATCATCACCGCCAAAAATACCAAGTTTTTCCCAAGCCTCCTTGGGACTAAGACCTTGTTTACGATAGCCCATATACGCACAAAATGCGTTGTCCATTGAATTAAAATCGGCAGTTTCAGGTGACCCAGAGAGCCTTGCCTCTTCGGTATCATACTTGACACCAAAGGCGGTATAGGCCCTCTTATTTTTCTGCGTCTCCATTAGTTCAACCAATCGAGCATGACAGGTGGGGTGAAACCAAGCCAACATTGCTATCCTCTCAAGCAAACGTGGAATTTGGCCAATACGGCCATCCATGCGAGAGAAGTCGGTTTTCAATATCCAAAATAGGGCGTTGACACATATCTCAGCTACACGCTTGGCAATTTTAATGGGAGTCTTACCAAATGCATACCACTTAGTCGCACGCAAGGCTTCTGTGAAGGAATAGACAAATGATGAATAATGGAGTTTATCAACCTCTGGAATGGTTGATATAATCCGTGGTTCACCAGGTTTGCCATATGCCTCAGCCTTTTGGAACGTGGACACGGGAGCATCGGAAGGATTCCCAACCATGATCTCAGCTTTCGCCAAGAGAGCGCGTTGTGCGGGACGTGGTTGTTTTTCGTAAACAGTATCTAAATCAACTGGGTAATGTTTATGACGGTGTTCTTCAGGTACTAAGAAGTTGACAAACTCCTCCATACACTCTTTAATAAACGGAGTTATTTCAAGATCAGCAGGAGCGCGAATATCAGTAACACGACCTTTAACTGCAGCCTCATCATTGTTTTTGCAATCATCAGGAGAGTAACAACCAGGAATAAAAGGGCTCATAAACGGTATGAGCTTATTCTTCGCATCAGGGTTGTATTGGTCAGGGTAATACTGATATCGATTCACTGAATTAGCGACCGGGCACACAACATCAGGTACTTGTATAATCTTACTTCGGTGATACTCAGCAAGGGTAGCTACAGCTGGCACATCCTTAAGTTCAGTGGTTGTTCTAACTTGAGCAACAGTTAACGCAACATTTGTCATGCGCGACACTGCAGCAAGCGAATCATCCACCTCAACTGGGATATTGGCAACAGCATAAGTACCCAATTTTGCAGTTGAGCGGGTTAAGCCTTTTGGGCCCAACACATCCAATCTGGCAAACTCACCCGAAACAACCTTGAGGCGCTCGAGCTTTGTGCCTTGCAAATATGAGGATAACGACCAAAATGGAGATACTACATGGTACATTGGTGTCAAGGAGATTAACTGGTGATTCTGATCCAGTTGTCTCCTATCGACGTTGTATGTGGTATGGTAATACCATAGGCGTGTCCATGACCTTGCACTAGCAACTATAACATCAGAGTTATAATTCCAGATTTGATGATCATAAACTGCCCCCCCAGCCACTGTGTAGTGGACAGAGTTGTCAGGTTTGAATGTGAATTGGTATTCCGAACTGGTGTAAGCGGCACCAGCCGGCTGAAGCGTTGAGATCATATAGTGGTTGGGGTAACCACCAAGTAAATACGGCATGTCGAGATAATAATCCACATCGATCATGCAATAAGTACTGTCAGGTGGAGGATTAAATGCTTGATACTTACATACAGCATCTTTGCCCCAAAAATAACTCCTACAACCATCCAAGCCCCTCCGTTGATCGGATCTGCTTTGCTGGAAATAGTATGGGGTAGTGCCGAGAGCATTACAAATAACCTCACATTGTCTGCTAGCCATAGTACGACAGCGTGCAGACACAGGATGACTATGATTCTTCGCCAAACTAGGGCTTCCCACTGACATCGTGTTTACAAATGTGGACCTTACATTGGAACAATCGCGTAGTGGCTGAGAAGTAATCCGCTTAAGCATAGAAACATACCAACTACCAAAGGTATTACCAATGATAGGTTCATAAAGCATGTTAAAATACCATAGGACAATAAGTAAAGTGGAGACAGCAAATACAAAACTGAGCTCAAACACGATAGCGATGTCCTTCCAAGAAGCGAACCAAACACATTTGACACTACGAAAAGGCCAATGATATTCGTACATCTCATGAGTATAACACTCATAATCAGTCCAACCATAAATGGTGTCTTCGCCGAAGGTGTTTGTATAAACACTTGAGACAACCGAGGTCGGATAACGAATAACAATATCATACACATACCGACTGTCACCAATGAGGCGAGTGTCGGAAACTCGTTGTCGAGCCAGGTAGCATGGGTTTGGCATGCTGACCAAAGGAGTACGATATAAGTAAGGACCATTATCTTCAACTAAACAAATGGCAATGAGTGATACTACTGTGAAAACTGTGAACATACTAAAGACCTGATAAATCAG